CCTGAGGCATCATCTTTACCTGTGTAAAGGCCACCTACAAACTTATCTGTTCCATCTGTCTTAATATCCATATCTGTGGCTGCAGTTTCTACCACAAAGAAGAAACTAGCTCCTAGATTATTAAGTTGACTTGGATCAGTAGGATCAGAAGGTGTAGTTGTAACTATACTAGGTAGTGTGAACTTACCATCAGCATCGTTAGTGGTTAATACCTTACCAGCGTGTGCTGCTACTGTAAGTGAAGTGTCAGCTGTTAAGCTAACAACAGACGTGCTTCCTGCTGTTATAAATCCAGCCAAAGATCTGACTGGTCCTGAAAATGTTGATTTAGCCATATTTTTCTCCTAACTAAATGTGTTACACCATCTTGGAGTAAGTCTGCCGAGCCAGTTGGTATAACAAATTATCTCGGTATGAGATTATCGTATCAGAAAAAAATAGAGTTGTGTAAAAAAGATAAGGTTGCTGGGTTGAGTAAGAAACCCCCAGCAGGGTTCCATTGAACTAGTCTAGTGTTATGCTCCTGGGCTACCGAAGACGCAACGTGGATCCGAGAATCCAAAGCTGTATCTTTCTCTAGCTTTGTACCTAACATTACCCGTATCGAAATCAGCTTCCATTGAAGTTCTGATTGGTGAACGATTAAACATTTTGAAACCGTTCGGTGCATCAGTCTTAATGAAAAAGGCATCGGTGTCAGTCAAGTAATGATTAACTGTATAACCCTCAGGGATCATACCCATGTTTCTCATGGCGTTAATATCATTATCAGACGTAGAAACTCTGCCTGGAGATTCCAATATCCTATCAGCTACGAATTGTAGTTCTTTAGGAATGATTAATTTCGTTCCTTGTAGAGCTACTTTCAAACCACGTTCGTCAGTGAAGGCTGCAATATCGATCAATGCTTGCTCAAGTGAAGTTTCACTTAGGTCAGCAGATGTTGAAAGCTCATTGCTCAAGTTAGGACCACCTACAGTTGGGTGATCTGTTGCGCAAAGTTCTTTACCATCGCCACCAGGGAAGCTTGAATTGAAAGCATTATTCAATACAGCTGCAGCTTTAACTTGCTTAGTGTTTGACATACTTCTTGCAAGCGCACGGGTATATCTGGCCGATAATCGGTCATATAAATTATCCTCTACCGCTTCTTCTGTGATGCTAAACGCTAAAGCTATGGTTTCGTGGGTATAACGTGACGTGAATGCCTCTTGGGCTGAATCAAACGCTACGCCTGCTCCTTCTGATTTAACGGGTGCTTGGTCAAAGCCTGTTAGCATTACTTCTTCTTCAAAAGCACGATCAGAATTTTCAACGTCAAAAATTTCTTCATGTTCGTTTTCATATCTGTCGTACTCAAGACCGAATAATGCGTTTAAGCCTGGAAGTAACTCTTTGACTAATTGTCCTCTAGAAATTGCCATTTAATTTACTCCTATGTTCCAGCTACAGGACCTCTATAAGCATGTTCATTAATGAGAACAACTAAGTTCGCATTATTGCTTGAAAGGTCTCCGTTATTATCGTCTTGAACTACGCCCACAACTTTAAGCTGAAGTGCTTGGGTTGTTGCTAGTGTACTAGAGTCGAGCTCGCGAGTAGCAATACCAGTTGTTGTACTTCCACCAATACCATCAGTATCAGCATTTCTGCCAACAGCTGCGATAGTTGAAGCTCCATCAGCTTGAACAACAAACAATTGGTTTGGATCGTCATAGATATATACTTCTATATCTCCCCCGCCAAGTGCCGTTGTAGATGCTTCATAGAAATTCTTAAAGGTAGGAGTTCCGTCAGTAGCTGTAAAAAACACATGGGATAAAACACCTACGTTATTAGCAGTGCTAGCTGCTGATCTTTCGATGTATCCTCCATTGAATATAGTTAAGTCACCTTGGAAGATGCTTGTACCGTATCCTGATGGATTAATGTTGTATTTATTAGCTTCTTGAACGGCTGAACCGACATTGAGTCCTTTGTAAGGTCTTAGACCAAAGGCTTTATCTACATTTGCCATATTCTTTCTCTAATTTACAAGAATTAATATAAAGAACTCTTAGTTGTTTGACGAACCTTGAGTTCCACCAATCGTTACGCGCGACTGTCTTTCTGGTCTGCTTATAGACATACTTGGATGCGTACCATCTTTCATCATATCGTTATCTACAGCATCCATCTGACTTTGCGTTTTATTTGCAAAGTATTCAGCTCTCTCCTGTACAGTTTCGATAGGAATCCTACATAGTATTAATCCGCCTACTCCTATAACGCCTTCAAATTTACCTTCATCAATTGTTGGCGACTCGAAGTCAGGATATTCGTCTGCTTTCACAGGCTCCCATCCTTCTCTCATTTTAGCCATAACGTTCTTACGATCGTCTTGGCCTCTGATTTCTAGTCTTACCCAACGATGAATGTAGCCTTCGGGCGGGTTAGGTGCATCTAAAGCAGATGGAGGTGCCCATGGTTTTCTCGTGGCTTGTTTTTCCCGAGTCTGGGCTTCGCGTGGTTGACGATTTTCGTCTATTTTTTTATTGTTGTCAGTCATTTAAGTTGCTCCACGTTATTCAACATATTTCGCGTACTCTTCTAAAGGCACACCCAATTTATTTGCTATTGCAACCTGTGAAGGTGTGAGTCTCACAGTTTTGCGCCCTGGTTTTGCACTTCGCTTTGCGGGTGCAACCGTCTGAGCGGGTTGGCTCGTTTGAGTTTCTTCTTCGTTAAACTTATGAGGAAACTCTTTTCGAATCCTATTATTGATCTCATCATAGTATTCATCGCTTGCGGGGTCAAACCCTTCCGACAATAAATCTTCGTGAAAAGCAAAAGAGGTCATAGTCATAGCTTTATCGTTTCCGAACCAAGGATTTTCTTCTGCCCATGCTTGAGCTTTAGGATCTGGTTCAGAATACTCTTGAGGCTGTGGTTCTGGTGCTCTTGGTACTTCCTGTGTTGCCTGTTGTGTTTGCTCTGCTTTTGCAGTGCGCTCTTGATTTAAAGCTTGTACACGTTGAGCTTCAACAGCAAGAGCTGCTAGTTTTTGTTGTGCGTTAGTTTGCGCTTCGATGTCTGCTTCTTCGTTTGCTTTTCTTAAAAGATTTTTTGTTGCTTCGGTTTCAGCTGAAATCCTGTTGGCCTCAGCTACGATGTAGTTACTATCTAAATTAGTTTTTTGTTGCGTTAGTGTTTCGTTTTCTTGTTTTACTTTTTCTGCAAATTGCGTTGCTGCTTGCTCTCTTCGTTCGGCTTCTCTTAATTTAGCAGTAAGCTTATCAATACGTTTCTTTACACTTTTACTGTATTCCTCGTGTTCATCAGCTTTTGCTTCTTCGGGTTCAGGCTCTGGTATTACTTCCGCAGCTCCTTCATCGCCTAGTACAGGTTTTTCTGGTTGTTGCGGATCAATAGGTAAAGCTTCACCTTCGTCTATGTCAACATCTACCTCAGGACCAGTATCATCTAACTGTACTGTTTCTTCGGCAGCGTTCATATTTAGTTTATGCTCAGGCATGGTAATCCTCCATGGTTAAAATTGATGCAGAATTGCTTCTGGGTCTGGAACCGTTGCGATGATTTCATCATCATTCAACAGTTTTATTTCTCCGCCCTCGATTTGTATCCTTGATCCTGAGTATCTTCCAATCAATACCCAGTCTCCTGGTTTGCACCAAGGGCCAGTAGAAAATCTTTCTCCGTCGTACGCTTGTGGTCCGACTTTTAGTACATAGCCAAGCAGCGTTCCTATCTGCTGTCTCTCACGAGTTTCGCTTGTCAGAACAATACCGCCTTCGGTTTGTCCTTGGCCTTTGTACGGCAGGATCATAACTCTCCACCCTGTAGGTGAAGGCAGTTGATCTAGTAGTTTTGAATCTAATTTATCAGGATCAAGCGTGGTCGCGTCTCCTTTCTTCTTACCTGATTGGTAAGCTTTTTCTAAAACAGACTTATCTGCTTCTTTCTTTTTCCATTCTTCTTCCATTGCTAAAGTGCTTGGGGTTGGCATTTATATCTCCTGATTTTTCATTAATTGTCGAATTTCTTCTCGTGTGTAATTTAACGCCTCGACTTGACCAGTTAGATTCTTGTAATGCTCCCAATCTCGGACTTCGCCGTTGGAGAGTATTTCTTGAAGTTGCTGGTCTTTTTCATCTATGGCGCGCAATACAGCTGTCGCGAATTGTAGTAAATCTATGTTGTTCCTCCTATTGGATAAGGGTTAGGGTTATAAGCTGCAGGAACGGGTATAGTTGTAATTCCGCCCATGGCAGGTACGCCAGCAGCACCGTATGGATTGTTCTGATACTGTCCGCTTTCGTACGGGTTATAACCTACGGCTGGTTGCCCAACCATGTAATTCTGTGTCATTTCAGCAGCTTGTTTTTGTCTTTCTGCTTCGGCAGCTGCAGCTTGTTCGGCTGCTGC